AAATTTACAATGCTTTAAATACAAATGGTCTTGGTATTACTACACAGGACAAGAATGAGGTTGTTACAGCTTTGACACTGGCAGGACATTATGATGATGCAGATTTGGACAGCCCACCTTTTGCAATTTTCTATCCAGATGACATTGGTGTTACATGGTCTAGTTCAGATCCTAATGTAACTATAAGCGATGATGGGCTAGTAACAATTGGCGCAGGGACAGTTGTAGGTGAGGTTACTATAACCGCGACCTCAAAGTTTGACAATACAAAATCTGATACTTGTGTTATTACTGTAGCTGCAGCTTAAGAGGTGAAATATGAGAAAACTTAACACACATGATATATTTAACTTTACAAAAGTAATGAAGGCTGCTGACTTAAAAAAAGAGTTGCAGCCTCTTTTTTCAAAAGGCAACAAAATTAAAAATTCGATGAAAATTTCTGAAGGTGAAAAAGAGTTTAATGATGTAGATGGCCAAAAAAATGATGCAGAAAATTTAATTAAAATGTTTGGGATAGAAGTTATTTTGACTATAATGGAAGCTTGCGGCAATGCTGGTGTTGAGGACAAGTTCTATAAATTTTTATCAGGTCCATTTGAAATTGATGAAAAGGAAATTCCTAAATTAAGTGTTGAAGCATTATTTGAAAGAATAGAGCAACTTGCAAAGGAAAATAACTTAATATATTTTTTCAATCAAGCAGCAAATTTGACGAAGTAGACATTATTGATTTGCTGCTTAGCAGGTATAGCAATATAGATTATATAATGTCATTAGATTTTGAAGATGGTATTGAACAAATTAATAAAGCAGAAGAAAAGTCTAATGAAGATAAGTTGTTTTTAAGATGGGTTATTGGATATCAGGTGAACCTAAGCTTTAATGATTTCAAAGGAAAAATAAAAGAAAATACAAATGTTAGTAATAACAAAAATGAATGCAAAGAAGAAATTTTAGCTAATGTCAGAAATATTTTCAAGAAGAAAGTAGGTGGATAAATGAACATATTCACACTTATGGGAACAATATTTATTGATACTGACAAGGCAAATGAAAGCATAAGCAAGACTGATGAAAAAGCAAAAAGTTTAGCAGGTAAGTTTGGTGATGGCATAGCAACAGCCGGTAAATGGGCTGCTGGTATAGGAGCTGCTGCAGGTGTGGTTGGTGGAGCAATGTTAGGGGTTGCCGGTAAAGCAGCTGATGCCATGGGCGACATAGATGATATGGCACAGCGTACCGGAACGACTGCGGAAGAGTTTCAAAAATATGCTTATGCTGCTAAGTTAAGCGGTATGGAAACAGCCGCATTAGAAAGTGCAATGATTAAGGCTCAAAAGTCTTTTGCAGATGCATCAGAGGGTGGCAAGACAGCTTCAGAGGCTTTTTCAAGGTTAGGGCTTGATGTAAGTAACATGTCATCAGATGGCGCTTTTGATGCTGCTATAATGGCTCTAGCAGATATAGAAGATTCAACAGAACGTAATGCAATAGCAAATGACATATTTGGCAAGTCATATGCAGAACTAGCGCCTATGTTGAATGGTGGTAGTGAGGGAATAAAAGCTCTCAAAGATGAAGCTGTAAAATTAGGCGGTGTCATGAGTAATGACACAGTTGAAGCTGGAGCAAAGTTTGGGGATATGATTGACAAAGCTAAAACCATGGCTAATGGTTTGTTTTTGCAATTAGGCACAGCATTAATACCTATATTCATGCAACTGTTGACATGGGTAACTGATCATATGCCGGAGATACAATCATTTGTTGGCACAGCATTTGAAGTTATAAGTAATGTTGTTAGTGTTGCATATGATTGGTTTAGTAAGTATTTACTGCCTATATTCGATACAATATTCACGTGGGTTGGTGAGAACTGGCCGGCGATTCAAAAGGTTTTTGAAACAGTATTTGGTGTTATATATGATTTAGTAAGTACAGTTTGGTCTCTATTTAAGGATGGTTTATTGCCTATACTTTCAGCATTGTGGGAGTTTATCGAACCTACATTTCCACTCATTCAGGGTGTAGTAGAAGTAACATTTGGAGCTATAGTCGCAGTTGTTGAAACTGTAGTTAATGTATTTAAAGCAGTTTCAGATGCAATTGCTGAAGCGATTGATTGGTTAACATTCTGGAATGATACAGATGCAGAAGATAAAGATGTTGGTTCATCATCTTCAGGTGGTAAAAAGAAAAATGGTAGCCATGCTTCAGGACTTGCTTATGTGCCATTTGATGGTTATATTGCAGAGGTTCATGAGGGCGAAAGAATACTGACTAAAGATGAAAATAAAAGATATAGAAATGCTGAGAGCAGAACTGGTGATGTAATCATAACTGGTAACAGCTTTGTGGTAAGAGAAGAAGCTGACATTAAGAAGATTGCAAGAGAATTATACAATTTGCAAAGGACAAAAGAAAGAGGTACAGCACTTGCATAGAAAGGAGTTGCATAGATGGCTAAATTAACAAGAG